ATGGGAAAATCCTTAACTGTTAAGCAAGAAAACTTCTGTAATTACTACATTGAAAGCGGTAATGCTTCCAATGCCTATCGTCGTGCCTACTCATGTGATAAAATGAAGGATGAGACGGTCAATAGAAAAGCTATAGAACTGATGAACAACGGCATGATTACGGCAAGGGTTAAGGTATTGCAAGAGGAGCAAAAAGAAAAGTCTGATATAACTAAAGAGCGTATTTTGCAAGAACTGTCCAGTATTGCATTTTCTACTATTGCTGACATGCATAATACATGGATTGAACGTAAGGAATTTGATAAGCTTTCCAAGAGAGAAAAATCTGCAATAAAATGTATATCTACAAAGACGCTTAAAAAGAATATTGGTACAAGTGACGATCCTGAAATTATCGATGTTGAATATGTAAAGATAGAGCTATACGATAAAATAAAGGCTATTGAGCGCATTTGTAAAATGCTTGGATTTGATGCAGCCTCGGAAATAAATGTCAATACTCCCAAGCCTATGAGTGTAGAGGAAGCTAAACTGCTTATTAAAGGATTATGATTGATGGGAACACATATCTCCGGGCATTCTGTCTATCCGGGACACTTAACTATACACGATTCTTCTTTAAGAGCAAAACCGGAAGAAGATTTGTCGTGAACAAACATCATGAGATAATATGTAATGCTCTTGATGATGTGATTGCCGGAAAGATAAAGAAGCTCATTATAAATATTGCTCCTCGATATTCTAAGACAGAACTTGCGGTTAAGAATTTCATATCTGAAGGACTTGCTATAAACCCGGCGTCTAAATTCATACACCTTTCTTATTCTGATGACCTTGCTCATGATAATTCTGAAGAGATAAGGGATATTGTTAAATCAGAGGATTATCGGAACTTATTCCCTTACGTTGAAATAAAAGATGGCTCTGACAGTAAAAAGAAATGGGTTACTACAGCAGGAGGAGGGGTATATGCTGTATCTACAGGAGGACAAATAACAGGTTTTGGTGCAGGGGAGGTTGACAACATAGAATATGAGATAGATAATATTTCTTCGGTTGGCAGGTTTGCTGGTGCCGTTGTTATTGACGATCCTATAAAGCCGGAAGACGCTCTTTCAGATTTGAAAAGAGAAAAGATAAACCAACGGTTTGAAACAACCATCCGCAACCGTGTAAATAGCCGTAATACACCTATCATTATAATCATGCAGCGTCTCCATGAGAATGATTTGTGTGGCTATTTGATGAAAACTGAACCAGGAGAATGGACTGTGATTTCACTGCCGGTTATCGAACATGACGAAAAAGGAGATGAAAGACCTCTTTGGGAATTTAAACATAAGCTACGGGAGCTTCATAATTTACGTAAAATAAATCCGTTTGTTTTTGAGACGCAATACATGCAGAATCCTAAACCAATGGAGGGGCTTATGTATGGCAAGTTCAAGACCTATAAGGAGATTCCATATACTAATAGGGCGATACGTAAAAACTATACAGATACTGCAGATACTGGGGAAGATAATCTGTGTTCTATAAATTATATAGACACAGAGATAGGAAACTTTATCTTGGATATAGCTTATACCAGCGCTTCTATGGAAGTGACGGAGCCTATGGTGGCTACTATGTTGGCAAAAGATAACATAACCATATCTAACATTGAAAGCAATAATGGCGGTAGAGGATTTGCCCGTAATGTAGAATCTCAGTCTAGGATAATGGGGAACAATACTACAGAGATAAGATGGTTTCACCAATCGGCAAATAAGGAAGTGCGTATATTCACTCGCGCGGCAGAAGTCATGAACCTTACCTATATGCCGGAAGGATGGGAGACTTTGTACCCTGAGTTTTATGCAGAGATAAGCGGTTTCAGAAAAAAGGGGAAGAATGCCCATGATGATGGGGCAGACTGTCTTACCGGATGCGTTGAGAAGCGTGGAGAATTTGATTATGAAAGTTATGATGATATAGATATATGCGGGATAAATGGCATTGTGGAGATACATCCTCTGATAAACGGAAAGTTCGCGTATGTGAAAGCGTATGTGGTGGACGGAACGGTTTATATAGCAGAGGCATATATCGGAAATACTTTGCCATTGGATGATGTTTCCGCTGTGGTGAAGAATGCGGAAGTGAACATCGAGGCTTCCAATACGATGCTGCATTATGTCAGGGATTACCGAGCGTCCATCGGGGAAGTATGGGCAAGACAGGAAAGGGGAAGCAAGTTTCCGTATATTGAATCTTTCAAAACTTTGGTTGCTAAATTCAAGTTCAAACGTTCTTCGGACATGGAAGGATTTATGCGAAACTTAATGGATTATGACAGCAAGGACGTGTATGAGGCAATGTATCTCCTTTGCTGTGTTGCAGATAGAGTAAAAAGGAAGGGATTATTAAAAGTAGAACATTAATTTTTGTATTATATTCGTGATTTTTTTGCCAGATAACCTAAAAATATTAAAAATGGAACATAATGTAATGTGCAGAATATTGGGCCATTCGTATAAAAGATGGAGTGGAGGATTGTTCTTCTGCTCAAGATGCGGACATGTTCCAGAGTTTCATAATAGGTATCTTAATATAAAACCTCCGAAAAAGAAAAAATAGTCCCATTGTTATTTGGAATCATTCTAAATAATATATATATTTGCATCCGTAGGGTCACTTACAAGCGTATGAAGTTATACGCAACCGTATCAATAGGACTAAATCACTAATATATGGGAGTGGCCGCATATTATATGCTGCCACTCCTGCTTTGTATATGGGTATATTTACTGAGTTTTGGAAGCCAAAGGAGAAGAAAGCGATTCCTATGCGAGAAAATGTAAACCGCGTGGAAAGAGACGCTGAAGGAAATTACTGGTTCCTTTCAGACTTGTTCGGTCATCGTACCAAATGGAAAGCTTATTATGACATGACAGATGACAAGGAAAAGGCAGAGGCTCTTTCTGCTTGTACGCCTTTCTTTACCGTAGTGGACAAGATAGGTTCCATGATGTCAAGGGGTATTCCTTATGTGGTGGACAAGAACGGCAATGAAAAGAGATCTTATGTTGATATACGGAATATATTGAATAGACCTAATCCCCTGCAAACATTCTCCTCGTTTGTGAAACAGATAGAAATCTGCCTTAAGGTGTTCGGATATTGCCCTATAGTTCTTGTAAGGACCGGAATGGAGAGTGTTCCAAAGGCCATGTGGATTGTTCCACCTGAGTTGTTCCATATTGTTGGCACTGGAAAAGTGTTTCGGCAGTTTGAGTTATCTGAAATCGTTTCGGAAGCCTATATTGACTGGAGTGGCCAACGGCTTAAGTTAGAGGATTATGAATACATTATCATATATGACAGCAATATCCGTATAAATGATACAGTCTCTGACATTGAATTCGAATCTGTCTCAGACAGCTTATCCCAACCTATATCCAATTGGGTAGCTTCCATGTCAGCGAGCCATACGCTTCTGGTCAACGGAGGGCCAAAGGGGGTATTGTATAATGACTATACAGACCAGATGGGTAATATGGCTCTTACTCCAGAAGACGAGAAAATGATAAAGGATAAGTTCAAACGTGACTATGGACTTGTAAACAAGGAATATCCGATATTAGTCACACGTCAAAAACTGGGATGGCTGGCACTTGATTTTGATGCTAACCAATTGAAACTCCATGAAGAGGACAAGCGGTGTACGGATAAGATTGCCAATGCGATGGGGATTAATGCCAATCTCTTTACAGATGCCAAATACGACAATCTGGAAAGTGCAGGTAAAAAGGCATACCAGGATGTGATAATTCCTGATAGCATAAAAATAGCCGGATGTCTTACGCGAGCAATATGCCCTGAAGGTGTATTCATAAAGATAGACTTTACGGATATCGAATGCCTTCAGAATAACAAAGAGACGGAAGCCAATACTCTTGTCAAGGTTGCTGACGCATTACAAAGGCTGCTTGATAAGTCCTTAATTACACATGACGAGGCGCGTATTGAGATTGCCAGGTATATAGACATTGATCCGGATAACCCGAAGGGAGAGTTTTCAAGCCCTCCTGCTGTACCGAATGGAGAAAATAATAGTAATGAGAATAAATATGGGAATGGAGAATAATAAGTACAGAGGCAGGATGGGAATGCAACATAAGTTGTTTTCCATCAATTCCAAGGATGTGCAATATGATTCTGAAAGCCGTACAATCAGCGGGTATGCAGCGATATTCGGCAATAAAGATAAGGCTGGAGATATATTACTGAAAGGTTGTTTCGCAAAAAGCATTCGTGAAAGAGGGCCGGAAAGTAGTGCCAATGACAAGATTATATTTTTATGGATGCATGATATGTCGGAACCATTGGGTTTGCCTACCACATTGAGAGAAGACGAGAAGGGGCTTTATTTTGAAGCGCGGATTGACGAGATAGAAATTGGAGATAGGACCATAAAGCAGCTTGAATCCGGTACTCTCAATCAGTTCTCAATCGGATATGAGTATGTGTGGGAGAACTGCGAATGGGACCATGAAAGAGAGGCACTGGTAGTTCGCGAGGTTAAGCTGTATGAAATATCTGTTGTGTCTATTGGATGTAATGGAGAAACGGAGTATTTGGGGCTCAAATCTGCAGAAGATTGCGAAAAGGCATATAAGGAATTGAGCGAAGAGGTGTCTTCCTTATGTAAGAATTTGAGTTTGTCTAAACAGCATAGGTTACAAAGAATAATAGCCAAAGCTATGTCACTTGCTTCTTTCAGGCCGGAGAATGTTAATCCACCTGCTGGAATGGAAGCCGACAATGCTGGAGGTAGTGAAAAGAAAGAATTGTATAAACTGTTAAAATTAAAATCGGTATGAAATTAGGATTTTTAGAACTTATGGATACATCCGGTTTGTCCGAAGAGAACAAGAAATTTTTTGAGGCTTTGGATGAAAAGATAGGAGCGGCTTTTGAAAAACAGGTAAAAGGTGTTCTTACGGATGAAGTAAAGCTGGATGATCTGCGTAAATCCATTAAGGATGCTGCAGATTCCATTAAGGAAATCAAGGAAAAGGATTTTCCGGGCATTGATAAAAAGACCTTTGATGAAAAAGTCAATGAATTGGAAAATGCCATTCTTCGTGTAAAGGCTTCTACTGAAGTCAGTGGGAATGGAGAAATAAAGGTTAAATCCGTTTATGACCAGCTTTACGAACAACTGAAGGGGTATATTACGACGGATAAGAAAGGGGTTTTAACCCTTGACCTCAAGGAGGCATGCAAATCTGCTCCTGGAAACAAACTGGAGGTCGATCTTGTATTGGACAAAAAAGGAACTGCCGCCACCATTGCATCCGGCTCTTTGGCTCCTCACTATGGGGTTGAAGTAGACCCCAACTTGTCTGTAAATCCCAGAGCACAGACTGTCATCAGAAATTATGCCAATGTGTCTGGCACTAATAGCCGTTCTCTGATTTACGCTGAATATGTAAGCAAGGACGGTGATGCCGCATGGGTTCAGGAGGGAGGGCTCAAGCCTCTTATGGACGCTACATTGACAGAAAAGACCGTAACCTCTGCAAAAATAGCTATTGTCGCAAAATTTACAGAGGAAACATTGACTGACTTCCCGAGTTTCGTGAATGAGGTCCAGAGTGAAATGATAAACAAGCTTGGGATCAAGGAAGAGCAAGGCATTTTGGATGGTAAAGGGACCGATGGAGAAATCAAGGGTGTCGCTGCCGACATGCCGGCGTTTTCACTGACCGGTTTCAATGTTGAGAAAGCGAACATGTTTGATGCTCTTGTAGCTTCATATTCACAGATCGTTTCTGCAAGTGAAATGGCTTATCGTCCAAATCTTGTATTGATGAATCCGTTGGATTATGCAGTTATGCAGTTGACGAAGGATGCAAACGGACAGTATCTCCGTCCTTTCCGTTATGGAGACGAGCTGATTCAAGGATTGCGTGTGGAAACCACTACTGCCGTTGAACAAGGAGATTTTATCATGGGAGATTTCTCTTACCTAAACATACGTGATCTTTGGACCTTGTCCATGTCTGTTGGTTGGGAAAATGACGATTTCCGTAAGAACATTGTTACTGTATTGGCTGAGAAACGATTGATGTGCTACATCAAGTCACAGTACAAGACTGCTTTTGTGAAGGATACATTCGCTACGGTTATTGAAGGTATAACGCCAGCAGAACCGGGCGTAGGTGGATAAAGGACAAATAATATTATATGATTATGGGCAAAGAATATAAGATGAATTTGACCAAACGTTACGAAGTGACGTTTGTAAAGGATGGAGTGAAGTATAAATCTGGAGACAAGGTACTGGTAGGAATGCCCCTTGCAAGTAGATTCTATGCGGAAGGAAAAATCGAGGTATCCAGTGACCTGATGAATGATGCCAAAGCATTGGGATGTGAGGAACTGTTTACAAAACGTAAAAGAAAAGAAGCTGTATGATAATTGACTACACATATTTCACCGGATTATTGAGTATCGGTCTGAGTCCTGATACTGGTGCTCCTTCCACGACCAGAGATGCCGAACGTGAGAAAATAGAGTATTACATTACGGTATATGAGCGTGAATACCTTCGCAAGATACTCGGTGAAAATATGTGTGGTGAATTCATAGACTATCTTAACTCAGAAGAAGATAATGTTGATAAATGGGAAAAGCTCCTTGCTCTGCTTTCTGAAAAGTATAGTCCTATAGCCTGCTATATTTTCTTCAAGTATATAAAGGAAGGAAATTACAGCGTTACAAGAGTAGGAACTGTAACCTCCGCAGATGATGATGCGGTATCGCCGATGGTTATCCAGATGAGAGCTTGGAATGACATGGTAGATATGAATAAAAGAGTGTATCAATTACTTCAGGCAGATGAGTATGAAGGAGTCAGGTTTGATCCTTCCATGATTTGCCGGATTAATAGTATGGGGATATGAGGTCGATAAATAAGATATTTGAAGATGTAGTGAAGCGTGTGGCTGAGAAGTACGGGAGCAATGTGTCTTTTCTGTTTGGTGATTGGGCCTATATAAGTTCTCAATTGACAGAATGGGGCAAATCTTCCTCTACCTGCAAGTTTAAATTCCCTATTATCTGCTTGTATTCCCCGTTTACAGAAGATAGGACCGCGCCTAAAAGAACGGTTTCTTTGGAGTTTATCATAATGGTGAATACCCTGAAGGAATATACCAATGAAGACCGTGAAAGAACATCGTTTGAACAGATACTTCGACCTATCTATGATCTCTTCATTGAGGAGATAAAGAAGGACAGATCCATAGATGTTGAGTTTAAGGATAATATTCCTCATCTGTATACGGAAAACTACCGTTATGGGCGTGTTGGAGTGATAGGAGAGGACGGGAACCCCTTTAGCGACTTTATCGATGCTATCGAGATAAAACAAATGAATTTGAAAATTAAAGATATTAAATGTTATGGCAACAGACTTTAGAAAATGTCCGGGACTGGCAACATTCAATACGGGTAATTCCGTTTGCGTACTTGATCCTGGAAAAATAAAAGCTATCATTTTGACCATTCACGGTCATAAGCTTCCGGAGACATATTCTGCCGAGGAGTTTGAAAAAGCCTGTCACGCAGACAGGCCGGATCGAATATTCCCGCTAAAGACAATCGTGGAATACGCTCCTTCCGGTGGAGAGGCACAGACTTCCGCATTGGGTTATGGTCCTACCAAAGTAACAAGCTATTCTGCAAAGAATGATGTGTGGACTTTGTCGGATTACGATTTCAGTTTAAAAGCAAATCTGATGGCCGCAAAGAATGTGGCGTTTGACGCTTACTTTGTAGATGAGAATAATATCATCTATGGCATGAACGACGGTACGGGAGAACTTGCCGGTATTCCTCTTTCCGGTGTGTATCCGGGAGGGCAGGATTGGGATTCATCCGGTACAGAAGCTAACCTGACGGTTGCAACCATGTTCAAGGACTATGAAAAGTACATTAAGAATGCAAATATTAAAGCCTGTGACTTTGATGTAGTTGAGGCTTTGAAAGGTTTGGTATACGTTGAGATGGTAAAGACTGACGGTGATAATAAGTATAAACTGAGAGAACACTATGGCAATCTTGACGTAACCGAATATTATGGCAGTCTTATAGCTGATAAGGCGGGAACTGTTCTCCCGGGTGCAACCGGTGTTTCCTATGAAGATGGAGTAATTACGGCTACAGGTACGGTTAAGCTTGCCAAACCCTCAATTCTGCAAGCCAACGGTATTACCGGTATAGAAGCTTGGTCATGAAAGTAGAGAATGTGACTTTCAATGATGATCTTGTGAAGAAAATGAAGAAGAGGGAATTCATCGAAATGCACAAGAATCTGTTTTTTCTTGACAGGCCGTTAGAGGATAGGGAGAAAATGCTTGCTGAGATATACGATGACATAAAAGGTGTCAAGTTTGAAATGTAATTTTTAGATTTTGAGTACTTGAGGGGGAAGCTGTGAGGTTTCCCCTGATTATTTTTAAATGCCATGGCAACATTTCTTGAGGCATATGACAATTATATGGAATTCTCCAAAGGACTTGTTCCTATGTTGGAGAAGCTTTTGCATGAAAATAAGAACATGTTTGAAGCGTATATAAGAGAACAGTTGAATGCCGGTATTAACGGCAATGACAAACCATTACGTCCAACCTATCTTAATGATCCCTACTTTAATACAAAGGAAGCTGGCAGTTTTTATAAAAATGCGCGAAGATACATGAAATGGAAGGAGGAGATAAGACCGCCATATGATGTTACACTATTTGGAATACGTAGATCTCCCGAAACACCTAACTTAATAATCAGAGGAGATTTTCACGACTCTATTACCGCAGTACCTATTGATAAGGGATTAAGGATAGAGAGTAGAGGAGTGAGCTTTAGCAATGACATTGAGCAAAAGTACGGGCAAGCCATATACAGGTTTAGTTCTTATGCCAGAAGACATTTTATGGAGAATTTTATAAAAAAGGGACTGGAGGATTACTTTAGAAAGTTTGGTCTATGAGTTGTGGCTGTGAGAATCGTAAGAGGATGGAGGATATTTCCCGCATGCGTTCACTTGCTAAGGTGGCTGCTAAAATGGAAGGACGCATTTATATACTATATGAGAAAGATGGTGCATTCAACTTTGTACCAAGGGGAGAGAAATATAACGGAGTCTTTGTCGAATATATATGGTATTTTTAGATAGTATAGAAAAATAGAACAAATTGCATTGTTCCGGAATTACTATAAATATCAACTTTCCAATTTTGTGTTATATAACACATCAAAATAATCTTCATAATACTTGCATACTATCAAATATGATAGTATATTTGCATGTCAAATCATTAGAACCGGCGGCAACGGATAAGCGGCGATAGATTATGAAAACTTTAATCGAAATAACAAACAACATGGGAACAAAAGAAATTGTTAATCTTGATCAGTTAAGAGAAATGATTTGCGAAAGACGCTATAATAAGCTGTCAGGAGCAGGCCTTGCGAAACAAGCAAGAAGAGAAGTTACCGTGTTTACTACTGAAAAGACTAATCAACCTGCAACTTCTTACAGATCTTTTGAGATTAGAAAGATGAATGCAAAACAAGCCATTGATTTGTTTAATGCTGGAGGTTCACAAGTAGCAAAGATGATAGAAAAGAACTAATTTAACGCTGTGCTATCGGCATGACGGGCATAAAAATGGTAAAATTACGAAAACTCTCCTTACCAGATTTCGCTTTTATTGATGGATCAGAGCACGAAAAGGATAATATCCTTGATGGACGAATAGTAATATTACATATTCCTTCTGCAAGTATAATAGAGATATTTGACAAAGAAGTCCCTTTCCTTACTGAAGGAGTTTTGGCATATAATTTTTCTTATGTTGACCAATACGGCATAAAAGAACCAATGATAGCCGCGTTGTATTACTGTGCCAGTCTTGACAAGGATGCGGATCGTGAAATGATTATCAATGAGATTATGAAACCTGCCGCCCAGTGGTATTGTAATTATTGCACATGGGAGGATAAAAACGTAGCAAAAACATTATGAATGACAGAGAACGAATCGGTAAGCGTATAGCTGAAATCCGAAAGTCCAAAGGCCTATCGCAGGCCAAGCTTGCAGAGCTGACGGATATTGCACCTGGCAATATAGCCAGAATTGAAACAGGAAGATATAGTACCGGCATCGATCTACTGAGTAAGATAGCTGATGCATTAGGCTACAAGTTGGATTTTATAGAAAAATAAAAAGATAAAAGCTATGGCAAATTATAATTATGATGAAGAAAGCGTGAAAGCCATTATAAAATGGGCTGAAACCGCACAATTACCCAAAGAGATTATACTAAGTGAAGCTGAACGTATCACCGATCCTAAGATTTATGTACAAACCAATATCTATGATATTAAAGAGCATTATCCAGACCCATTTTTCAATCCGGCTATTGATAGGTTATATCGGTTAAAGGAATTTGTGGAAGGGGAGTCGTGATTTGCGACCTCCCCTTCTTTGCTCATTATACAAGGCACAACCTTTAAAATGGCTGAAAGACTTGTAATGAAATGCCCCATCTGGTTTATCTTAGACGGGGCATTAACATATTAACTATTATGCGGCAATATAATATTCATGTGCGGGTATTTGGTCTTAGATACTACAGGACGATCAATCTTCTTTCCCTTTAGTTCCGCCAGTTCTTTCTTTACTTGTTTTAATTCGGTCAGTATTTCCGCATAACTTTCCGACATGCGCAACATGTGTTGCATCATTGCTGTATTTATTTCCATAATGATTGAATAATGTTAGATTTATTAACGACATTACAATTTAATGTAGGATATTAAGGCCCACCAACTTAATGGCGTGCATATTAATATATTGCATGGTTAGACTACTGGTATGTAAAGCGTATGGCCCCTTGACCGAGCGATTTCCCTTTACTGAACGTATTGATAAAGAATTTCTGCCCGTAAGGGGTAATTACAGCCTTCCTATTGATGAATATATGGCCTCGCACCGATTGCACTTCCTCGGCTATCTTCATTATGCCTAAGCTCATGGATTTCTGCGACGGAAGATTATAACGCGCACCTCTGCTTAATAAGGAACCCGTCCCAGCGAAGCCATTCATAAAGGGCGTTTCTGCCCTTTCTAAACAAACCGTTCTGTTTCAATATGTTTGCCATCTCACCGACGGATATACAGTCATTGGATTGCATGATGCAGTCCGCAAAAGCGGCTTTGGGCTGTATCTTTGCAATCTTGGCATCCTTCTGTTCGATTACTTTCTGTTGCTCCTCGATTTGTTTGGCCTGGTTGGCGGCAAGCATGAGGGCTTCACTAAATGATTGGGGGACGTCGAACTGGGGTTGGATGGAATAACTACCGGTTTTACGAATAGTTGGAAGTACATCTCCTGTTACCCACTTTTTAAAAGGTTTAGCTTTAGGAGAATCAGAACGAAGTATAACATCATACATTCCGCTTTCTGTAACGTAAATGATTGATTGTAAGCCTCCACTTGTAGGGGTGTCTATTAGATAGACATCATCTTTGTCCAATCTGTTTTTGACATTTCGATGATTTACAATTCCGATAGAAGTGCATATGTCAACAAGGCAAAATAGAGGATTTCCATTACTGTCTGTTGTAACACGGATTTTTCCAAAGATCGGGGAATTGAAAACTTGGACTTCGCTCGTTTCGTGAGCTGACGTTGTTTGCACGGTACTATTATTCCCATTCAAATGGATTTCATTCGTTGTGACAGTCATATCTCAAAGAATTGTGATAAAAAGAAACCCTCCGTAGGTGTGACTGTCACAACATACGCAGGGCATAGATGTCGCAGATAGTTTCCTATTCTGCCACCTTAGAGGGCTTCCCAATATCTTGTACAAAAATTGTTCGCTTTTTTTGCCCAAGAATTTTATGTTGTAACAGTCGATTGCAAACATACAAACATTTTTTGAAAAAAGCAAGAAAAAACAACTTTTTTGCGTGATACATAAAGATATATGGCAATTTATTTGCATTTATGAGAGGTTGTCCGTTATTTTGTCTATTGTATAACATAAAACACACAGATATGAAAAAGATTTTATATTTACTTTCTTTGATACTGTTTTGCAGTTGTGTTGATAATCTTAATAAATCAGTATTTGAGTCATTGTCATTAAAAGAACTTGATGAAGAAATTAAGAAAGATTCACTTTTTGGAATGTTTTATGAACATATTCAAGCTATAAATAAAAATACATTAGATACTGATACGAAGAGAGCTAAATATGCTAATTTAACCTTAAGAAAAACTTATAATTCATACACATATCATGATGATAAATTAGAAAAACGACTTTCTGACGAATGGAATCATAAATATTCTAGTTATCCTTCTAAAGCGGATTCTATATCAAAATATTGGAAAAGAATTAAAGAGGAAAGTTCTTTAGACCAATATGTAAAAATAGAATTAGCTAGTGTGTCAACTGAATATTATTCATTTGGGGGAGTTGACGAGGTTAATATTGGTTTTAAGCTAATCCCTTTAAAAGGTAAGGTAGAGCAATTAAGATTTGGATATTCAATAGAACCCAAAATTAATAAAAAAGAAGGGGAGGATGAATATGAAAGTTATTTGTCTATATTTGATAAATCATGGTGCTTATCAACTTCTCCTTTTTCTCAACCAGTTGTGAGGTATTGGGAAGCTAATTATAAAAATAAAAATAGTTTGGCTGGTAGAAATGCTGAAACAGTCTTAAGGGACTATGATGTAAATATTGAGATTGATAAAATAAGAATAGATGGAAAAAATTTGAGTAGTGATGATGTTAAGATTCCTTTTTCGGTAGAAATGTACTGGAAATATGAAAACGAAATTTATATACAGAATATATATGAAGAGGATATTATTAAGGAATTTATAGATGATAATTATATATCATCTTTTAGATATATTTTAAACGGAGTCAACGAACGGAGAAAGGAAATCGATGAATTGGCTTTTGAATACTTAAATCTTCCAAGTAAAAAGAAGGAAGAAGAGCTATGAGGAATAACTAATTTTTGAAAATTATTATTATATTTGCCCAGCATTGGGTTGTACTTATGAAATTTAGAATTAATCAGAGGATTAAGATATAGAAAGCTGTGTAGGTCGCAACCCCCTGCATGGCTTTTGCTTTTTTATCTCCGCATGAAGAAATGCGGTACGTCCTCGAACGAAAAGACTTTATTATGAAAACGAACCAAATCATGATTCGCCAAATGGGCGAGTTTACAGTGAGTCAACGTACAATTGATGGCAAATTCGATTGTACAAGTTTGCTTAATCAATGGAATAACTCCAATAAAAATAACACTAAAAAGATTGGAGATTATCTTAGACTGAAAGAGACAAGGGAGTTTGTTAAGGCACTTATGGAAGAGCCGGAATTTAAAGACGGGAATTCCCGCATTTTAAAAGACGCTGATTATAAGTATTTTCCAAAGTCAATTGTGATAGTAACAAGAGGAAAATACGGAGGTACATATATGACCCCTCTTATGTTTTTAGATTTTGCCATGTGGTTAAATCCTGCATTTAAGGTTAAAGTGTTGAAATTCGTTCAAGATGAAATGATTAAATTTCGCAATCTTGCCGGAGACGCTTATCCATCCATGTGTAAAGCTGTCAGTTCCATTTTGCCAGACGATTTGTTCAAGCAAAAGGTTAAGGATTTGGCAAAATCACTCAATATCATAGTCTATGGCAAACATGAATCAGAAATGCGTAATAAGATTGGTGATGAGGCTAAAATTCGTGAACTGTATGAGTTGGAATTGCAAATAGCCCAATGGATAGATTTGGGTTTCATAAAAGACTATAACAGCCTTAAATCCACGTTGACTAAATTGTATTACCGGAAATATCCTAATGTTCTTCCTATCTAAAATATACGTTTATTGGGTAGTTGATATAAATAATATTCCCCTTCAGCGATCCTCCTTCGCTCCAGGGGATTTGTTTTGCCAACAAGTGATTGAAATTGATACCTAATTTCTGATCCAAATATTATTCCTATTGTTTTTCCTATTATTGATCCTGTTCTAGTTCCTATTATTGAACCTAATCTTTGTTCTATTTGTTTTTAAATTGATATTAATAATGTTAGATTAGTTGTTCTTTCATAGATAATTGACTATATTTGCATATTAAAAGACAATATACCTTTGGTATAACAAAGGTATATGATAAGAGGAAAGTTTAAGTGTGCAATAGATAAAGAACAAAATTCTACTTAATAATTTTATTCATAGTGAATAATTGTGTTTCTTTGTATATGTCATACTAAACTTTGAAGAAATGAAATAAAGATACTCAATAAATTTTTAGATATATGAGCTTTATTGAAATCATAGGGGTTGTTATTTCCTCCATTGCGGCAATTCTTGGTGGAGTATGGTTTATAGTACAAAGAGCCTTTAGGTCTGGGGTTAACAACCATAGATTAGAAGAGGTTGAGAGAAAGGTTTGCAATGCTCAATGTGATATTCATCAAAGAGATATTACTCAATTGGGTATAGACTTAAAGGATATTAAGAATGATGTGATTGCTATTAAATCTATTTTGGTGATAAAACATAAAAATGCATCAGATATTTTTTCAATGAAGAATAGTCCAAGAGTATTAAATAATAATGGATTACGTTTATTTGCTGAAATAGAGGGCAATAACTTTTTATTAGCAAATAAGGACTTCTTTTTTCAGAAGATGGATGAATTTAGGCCTAAGACAGCTTTAGATGTAGAAAATGCTGCCAATATTGCATGTACTGCAAATACAGATAATGAAATATTTAATACCATTAAGAACTTTGTCTATAATTCTCCTTCAATAATAATAACAGATAAAGAAGGAAATGAAAAAACTTATGAAGTAAATCTGGCTGATATTTGTTTTATATTAAGTATTCCATTAAGAGATATGTATTTAAAGGAACATCCTGAAATAATGGTAGATATGTAATTTAAAAGAAAGGAGATAATGTAATGGCAAGCTTAGGAATACAGGTGAATAAAGAGCTAATAGGGAATTTAATGATCTTATTAGCAAATAAGTGTGCTCCTTTATATCATACAAAGCTTCTGAAAATGTTGTATCTTATCGATGAGGAAGCTGTTAAGGATAATGGAGTTCCTATTACTTGGTTGGATTATAAAGCCTGGCAATATGGTCCTGTTGATCCTGCTATTTACTTTGATTTGAATACATATTTTAGTGATTATATCTTATTAAGAAATAGTATTTCTTGTCAAGGAGATTCTACTGTTATTATAGAAGCTAAAAAGGAATTTGATGATAACGAATTTAGTGAGTATGATTTAGAGGTTATTAATAAAGTAATAGAGAAGTATAAAAACAGAACAGCCGCTCAACTTGTGACGATTACGCATGAGCCTGGAGGATTGTGGGACTTAACAAGTAGAGAAAATGATTTGGATTTTTCATCTGTAGCTAATGTATCTAATGTGAGTATTGATATGAGCAGATTGGTGAAAAATGATTCAAAAAAATATGTAAGCTACAAGGAAGCCTTTGATAAAATGGGATTTATGTCTGTGCTTCGTTCTAATATGAAATAGGAAATGTTTAGGGCTGGTAATATTTTACATGGATTTTTTGATTTAGGGGTTAATGGAAAGAAAAACAAATATGCTATTGTGTTACATAATGATGGCAATGCTTGTGTTTTGATGTCATTTGCTACTTCTCAACTAAGATCTTCTTCTGAGAATCCTGTTCATGGATGAAATCCTCAAAAGGGAGAGCCTCAATCATATGTTTTTAAGGCAGGAGTGGTAATTGGAACTGAGCCTATTAATAAAAGTGATTTTTCCTTTCCTAAAGATACTACTGTTGTTCCTGATTATGGTATATTGAGTACTGAGATATGTGCTTTTACCGCGTCGGTTGCTAATCTTTTGACAGTTTGTGAACTGTATGAAAAAGAATATCTGGACTTAATATATACACTATACAAATGTAAGAAGACCAAAAAGAAGTATAAAGAGATTTTTGAGAAAATTCTAGAACAGCATAATTAGCGGGGCAAACACCCCGCTTTTTTTATCTCCTTTTCTTGATTATCTCTCCTAAATCTAATTATGTACACTTTTGTACGGAAAAAACTTTCTTCTCCTCTTCCTGTCTTTTCTCTCAACTATCCATTACATTTACAACAAAGGTATGAATATAGTTTGAAAATCAATAGGAACGAGTTTTTTTGTTTCTAATTTAGACAATTTCTAAATAATCACTATCTTTGCAATAGCGTGTGAAGTTGCACGCTACTTAAACAATGGACGTATGGCTCAGGACTTAAAGATTACCAGTATTGTAGATCAAAAGGTAATAGATAAAGTAGAAGCCTTAGGAGAGGCTTTCGAATCTGCAAAAGAAAAGTATTCAGCGTTAGCGTTAAAGTTAGCCGAACAAGTTACAATCAAGGTTACCGGTTATACCGAACTGAAGGAGAAAGCTAAAGGCGGTAACGCAATTCTCAAAGAACTCTATGAGACTGAAACAAAAATCGCTAAGCTCCAAAAAGAACTCAATGCGATTTTAGTAGAATCAGGAAAAAGTTTACAGAAGCTATCTAATGCTAGCAATGTGGTATCTATGTTTAATAAGCTAACAGAAAGTCTTGATAGAGCATCTTCTGCCTTAGAAAAAATAACTCAGACATCGTCTTCTGCCTCTCAATCACAACAGCAGGTTGCACAAGCAACTCAAAGTGCATCTGCGGCAATTGGAGAAGCTGCAAAGAATGTTGGGATTGCAGGAGGAGAGTATGATAGAATATTATCGAGTGTAAAAAGCTACAATGCTGAAGTACAAAAGCTCAATAATACGCTGATTTCAAATACCAGGGGTTTGTCTAGCATAAGACAGGAGCTAAGAAACCTGGATAGAGACTATAACAATGGTATTGTAACCGAACAAAAATATATTGAGCAGAAAACAAAGCTTCTTCAAACAGAAAGAGAATTATCAGCTCAGAACCAAGCATATTCGAATCGGTTAAAGAATCATGCAATGGTTGCAATATCTATAACCGGTAGCTACAATGAGATGAATGCGTCTCTCCTGGTCTTGGAGAAAAGATTTAAGGATTTATCTGAAGCTGATCGTAATAGTGAGTTTGGTGTAAACTTACTTAAGGATATAGACAAACTTAAAAACCAATTAAAGTCCATTGATGCCCAAATGGGAAACTACCAACGAAATGTTGGTAACTATGCTTCTCATTGGAATGGATTACAGGTATCAGTACAACAGATAGGAAGAGAATTACCATCTTTAGCTATTGGCTGGAATACTTTCTTCTTGGCTATATCCAACAATCTTCCTATACTTGCTGATGAAATAAAGAAGGCGAAAATCCAATATGAAGAATTTAAGAAAGCGGGTATTTCTAGTATTCCAGTATGGAAGCAAGTCGTATCTTCGATATTCAGTTGGCAAACCGCATTAGTTTTGGCCATTACAGTTCTTTCTATGTATGGTAAGGATATTATAGAATGGGTTGGTAATCTATTTAATGCGGAAAGTGCGACAATTAGATTAACTAGAGCAGAGTTAGATCTTGCTGAGGCTCGTAGAAAGGGTATTTCTGATAGTGCTAAAGAAATTGCTCAGTTGGAAATATTATATAAAAAGTTAAGTGATACAGCACTAAGTCGGGAGGAGTTAGCGACGCTTGGCAGTCAATGGATAAAAATATTTCCTGAATATTCAAGGGTTTTAACGAATGAGGGTGTTGATATTAATGCTCTGAATGTGGCTTATAAAAATTTGAAAGAGCAAATTATAGCTACGGCTCAGGCTAGAGCTATAGCAGATCAAGTTACTGAAAATGAAAAGCAGCGTATTGAATATCAAAATAAATATAATAGTTTATTAACCGATAATTATCAGCGCGAAAAAGAAATTGCAACGATTGAAGGTAGAGCATCAAAATACGGTGGTTTATCCCAAGCTTCTTTGCGTAGGATTGAAACATTGAAGGAGCAAATAAAAAAGACTAATGAAGAACTGTCTATTTATCAAAAGTCCATAGACAATATCAATCAAGATAGTGAGAAACTGATTTCTTCTTTAGATATAAGTAGGTTATTCAACGTTCCAGAGGAAGGCACTTTTGACTTCTGGCAACAGCAGAAAACCAGTGCCGATACCGCCTTAAAATCAATCCGTTCAGATATAAAGAAAACGCTGGATGCTTCCTCTAAGGCCGAAGATGACTATGATACCATGTTGAAGAAGGTATTTGCCATTAGAGGCAAAATGTCTGAAGATGAGGCAAGAGGTATCGTTGATTCCTACTTAAAGGCTAATAATGACATAAAAAAAGCTGATGAGGAATTAATGGTGTATCAGACAAAGACAATCAAGCAAATTACCAAAGAAAGAGAGAAGTATGCGGATTATATAAAAAAGATAGATAACCTTTTGGCTATGGCCAGGGCTAAGACAATAGATGCTGAACGTATTTCAGAAATAGAACAGGTAAAGGCGAAATATCAAGAGCGTGCATCCATTATTAAAGGTGAATCGGAAAAGGAACTTGAATTAAGGAAAACCTATGCTCAACTGGAAGCTAAAGAGATTGAGGATATCAACTTGAAATATGATACTCAGTTGGAACAATCCCGGTTAAAGAGGGATCTTGAAATAATAGAAGGAAATTCCCAACAGGAACTTGATTTGAGGTTGGAGAAGCAATTACAGCTCAATGAAGTATTGAGGGAAGTTGCTATATCTGAGGCACGAAAAAGGGGAGAGGATGAAGCGCAAGTTAATGAACTGTATGATAAGAAATTTAAAGATATTCTAAAGAACAATGTTCAGGATCGAATAAAGCTCTTATCTCAAGAGAATGAGATGCAGCTTTCCCAATTAGAAATAAATAACCAGCAGCGCCTTAACGCTCTGGAGAAAGCCTATAAAAGAGGAGAGATAAACGAAAAGGAATATCAGCAAGGTTTATATAATATTCAGAGAGATGCTGCAAAGCTGAGGCTGGAGTTAATGCTGACTGAAGCTCAGGCTGAATTGGTTGCCGCGCAAGGAGTTCTTCCAGAGGCTGAGATTAAGAAAATACAGATTCGGATAGATAATCTGCGTGCTCAATTGGAAGCAGTTTCTCTTGCTAATCCGGAAGATGGAGAGAAGACAAAGCAATGGTCTGAAGGCTTCATTTCTGCGTTACGCAATATGCAAGAAGTTGCGGACGAGACTATGGGGGGATGGGCAGACGTTTTCAGTGTGTTTAATGAAACTCTATCCAAAATGGTATCCAGTGCTGATAGTTCCACTACAAGCATAGTTGATATGTTTAAGAAGATGTGGAATCAAATGAGCTCTGAAGATCGAGCTAAGTTGATTCTGGATTCTTTTTCTAACATATCAAAAGGTGTATCTGAGATCATGAGTAATATGTATGATTCCAGGATAGAAAGAATAGAAGAGGAACAGGAAGCATTGCAAGAATCACATGATAAAGAAATTGAGCAGATTGAAAACTTAGAGACATTAGGTGCAATCTCAGCTGAGGAGGCGGAAGCCAGAAAGCGTGCTGCTGAAGAACGGACAGCCCGCAAAGAGAAAGAATTGGAAAAGCAAAAAGCCCAGATGCAGGAGAAGAGTGCTAAGTGGGAGAAAGCCAACAGTATAGTTCAATCAATTATTGCCACTTCTCTTGCCGTAACTAAAGCTTTGCCAAATTTTGTTCTTGCTGCCATAGTAGGAGTTATGGGAGCCGCACAAACAGCCATTATTGCCGCTCAACCCATCCCCAAATACGCCAAAGGAACCGACAACCATCCCGGAGGTTTAGCCATCGTAGGTGATGGGGGGAGGCGAGAGGGGATCTTAACAAATAAGGGCCTCTTTGCCACTCCTTCCATACCTACATTGGTAGACTTGCCTAAAGGTGCAGCGGTCGTTCCTGATTTGGAGCAATACATCTCTGTTCGTCCACTTCTTAGATCGGACTTGGGAGCGATGGCACAGGACGCAGAACGCGAAGGCATTCCCTTCACAGTAAATGTAGATACCGGTGCTCTTGAATTAAGAAAGGAGATCCGCATATTAACAGATGAAGTACGCAAGTTAAGTAAGGCTCGTAGGAAGGAGGCGGTTCAAAGAGAGCTTGATTATCTCCATCGGACAATCTAAGGTAATTAATTGGCGAATTAATTTACCGAAAGCCATCAGGGCCGTGCGACACTTTGGTGGCTTTCATTTCTTTTAATTTAAAACACTGTGTGAAGGAGCGCAGAACGACATTATGGCAAATTTAGTATTTAAAGACAGTAATGGCAACGATGTTACTACTTCATTAATCGTTGCGCAGGTGTTTGGCAAAGAGCACAAGCATGTATTAAGGGATATTGATGAACTCTCTTGTTCTGATAATTTTCGAGAGTCCAATTTTGGACTTTCGTTCATAACCAGAGACTTACCCAATGGAGGTCACAAACTAGAACGCTATTATGAAATGACGAAAGATGGATTTAGCTTTCTCGTTATGGGTTACAATGGTGCAAAGGCGGGTGAGTTTAAAGAGCGTTTCATTAATGAGTTTAATAAATGCGAGGCATTACTTAGAGATGAGGATTATATTCTTATGCGTTCCCAGCAGATTTTGCAGAAACGTTTGGAAGCATCTGAAGAGCGCTTAAGACAGCTTGAAGCTAAAACCGAACAGTTGCAAAACACCGTTGAATTACAAGACAAAGAACTGAAACAGGCTGCTCCCAAAGTCGAATACTGTGATAAGGTTCTTTCCTCTGAAGGCTATCTTACCGTCAACATGATAGCGGCATGCCTTGGCATATCTGACATCAAGCTAAACAAACTTCTTTGCCAATGGGGAATACAGTACAAGGAAAGTGGAGTGTACTATCTCTATTCTAAGTATAGGGATAAAGGCTATACCGTGCACAAGCCTCACGCATACATTGATAGCCTTGGGAATATCAAGACTAGGCAGCACATGTACTGGACGGAGATAGGCAAGAAGTTCATACTTGAGCTATATAGTTCCAAGGCTATTGTCTGAAACATTACATTGTTAATATATTTAAACCACTGCGTGAAGGAGCGCAGAACGACGTTATGAAAGATTTAGTATTTAAAGATGGTAGCAATCGGGTATTGACAAACAGTTTGTTGGTAGCTGAAAAGTTTGGGAAAGAACATAAACACGTATTAAATGCAATACGTGAATTAGTTAAGGGGTGTGCCGAAAATTCGGCTGACCCAATGTTTGCTGAAACAACTTATGTCAATGAACAAAATGGGCAGTCATATCCGATGTTCGTAATGAACCGTGATGGTTTTTCTTTACTTTCTATGGGATTTACCGGTAAGAGGGCATTGTTGTTTAAATTGGACTATATTAATGCTTTTAAAGCTATGGAAGCTAGGCTAAAAGAATTGCAAGTGCACCCCAGTCCTATGCTGCTGCCCTTCGTCAGCTTGCCGATGAGGTAGAGGCTAAAGAGAAAGCTCAATTTCTTCTTGAACAGAAGACCGAACAGCTTGATGAATCAATGAAGTGGTATTCTATTAAAAGATATGCCAAGGAAAAGGGATTGAATTGGCGAAAAATCAATTGGCGTAAACTTAAAGCCTTGTCTTATGAGCATGGTTATGAGATAAAGAAAATATTCGATGGTAACTATGGACAGGTAAATATTTATCATATAGATATTTTCAACATTTATTTTTCTCATTAAAATTATCGTGTGAAGGAGCGTAGAACGACGTTATGAAAGACATACAGATTTTTAAAAATGAGCAGTTCGGAGAAGTCCGAATTACTATGAGCGAAAGTGGTGAGCCTTTATTTTGTGCAAAGGATATAGCAACATCATTAGGATATTCTGATACGGCTGATGCAATACAAAGGCATTGTAAATCAGGCAAAAAGGTGTTTCACCCTCATGAAAATGGATTTGGAGGTGTAAATCTGATATACATTCCAGAAAAGGATGTGTTTCGTTTGATAATGAGAAGCAATCTCCCTGATGCCGAAAAGTTTAAAGATTGGGTGTGCGATGAGGTATTACCTTCTATCCGTAAACATGGCATATATGCCACTGACAATGTGATTGGCCAAATTCTAAATAATCCGGATTTTGGAATTGAATTGCTTACGAAGTTGAAAGAAGAGCGTTCAGCTCGTGTTGAGGCAGAAAAGCAAGTAGCAATACTTACTCATGTAAATAAGACATACACTTGTACGGAAATAGCTAAGGAATTAGGTCTAAAGTCTGCCATTGAGTTGAATAATAAATTGAAGGTCTTAGGCATTCAGTATAAAGTTAACCAAACTTGGGTTCCATATACAAAATATTCAGAATTGGGGTGGTTTGATATTAAACAAGAATGTCTTGATAATGGCAGAATAATCTATCACCGGAGAATAACAGGGATTGGTAGGAAAGAAATTCTTAAGATGATTAATGTTACAAGATATAACTATAAATAAATGCTTAATCATGATATACGACGATTTAGATAAAATCCCCATGTCTCGCTTTATAGAAGTGTTCATGGGAAATCTGACTAAAGTTTCCGATGGCGAACTTGCTGAGGCTGATGCAATAGCAATTGCCGAACGCTTGCTTGCCGAATACTCAGAAATAGTAGGAGGGCGTTCTGCGATAGCGGAAATAACAAAGCAGAATGAAATGCTCAACTGTGAACTTAAAATAGAGTGTATGAGGGTTTGTGAATATCTCATTTCGGAAGGCAAGTTCGAACAAGTAAGTAAGACGCTTGTAAGATTCGGATTTAAGATACCCGCCAAGGATAAGGCTAGAATTCGCCAACGTGTAGCTTCTATTTTGTCCACATCTCAATATAGGCTTGAGAAGCTAAGGGATAGCCGGACGGAAGAGCTTAAGCCGGCAATGAGTAAAGACTACTTTACTAGGGAGAGAATTATGTTGATGGAGCATTTTAAAATGCACATCGACATACACAAGCTTTCTGCAAAGGAATATGCCTATATGGTAAAGAAGGTATGCGAAGAGACACAAGCAATGTTGCGTTCACTTAAAAAGAAATAGTATGTATAAATGTGAGTTATTGGTCGGTGGCTATGCTTATGATGTAACCGATGATCTGTCCAATTGGGACGATGTGAAATTGTCTTTTAAGCGTGATAATTATGACGGTGTGATTAGATCCTTCTCCACGAAGTTTCAGTTTGCCGGGTCGGGTTATTCTCTACTGAAGGGAGAATATAGGAAAGCTTATATAGATGCGTCTGCATCCATTGTATTTTATACACGCAATAACTCATGGACTTGGAATGAGCGGTTCCGTTGTGCGCTTGATTTTTCTACATTCAGTGACGATGGGAGCATAATCAGTATTAACGCAGTTGATGATAGCTTGGCGGCTCTTATCAAGGCGAATAAGGGAACGCAGTATGAGTATCCGGTTGATGATTTGAAGGAAGAAAAGAGATTGTTATATGATCGTTTGCAAATGCATAATCAGGTTAATTATACAATTACAGGCGAGAATGAAGTCGAAAGTGAAGTGGTAATGCATACATATGTAGATGTTCCTCAAAACTCAGAAGATTATAGCAGCACTCTTCCCCTTTATATTGTAACGCCGGATATACAGAATAAGAATGTAGTAGAAGTATATGATGAAGAGCAAAACAATAATATACCATACTCTGATACTACACCGCCTGCTGCCTTTTTCTTGAAATGTTTACGGACTTTCACAACGGTAAATATAAAATTTGACCTTGTTGTTAGAACCTTTGGTGGTAGAGGTCTTTCAAATGTAATCTTACGTCATTATGATGGTACAAGTTATAAAGATATATTACGCGTAGTAATACCTGTAAATGATAATTATTTCGCTATGAAAACACCGGATGAAGGGATTGACATAAAGATGGCAAATGGTGATATGTTATTTTTCGTTTTAACAGCAATAGGAGCCACAAGATTTGATTTTGCTTATCCGGTTGCAGATCCAAGATATATCAATATATCATTTATGGGACGAGATGAGACAATATCTATTAACGTCGTTAAACCAATATCTCTCTTAAATCGTTTATTAAAGTCGATCAATGGTGGAAAGGAAGGAGTAACTTGCGAAATCGCTTCTGGAGTTGATAGTAGACTGGATAATACCCTGATTGTTGCTGCTGAAAGTATCCGTGGGTTGGAAAAAGCAAAGATATATACCAGCTATACAAAGTTTACTAAATGGATGGAGGCCGAGTTTGGTTTTGTTCCTGTTATAAATGACAATAAAGTGTCTTTTGTTCATAGAGATAGTTTATTCACTGATGTAGAGATCAAAGACCTGGCGGATCAATGGAATGATTTTACCTATTCGGTGAATGCATCACTTATCTATGCGAATGTAAAGGCCGGATACGATAAGCAGGATTATGATAGTGTTAATGGTAGGGATGAGTTTCGTTTTACGAATGAATATACTACCGGTCACACACTTACGGATAATGTATTGGACCTCATAAGCCCTTATCGTGCTGATGCTTATGGCATTGAATTCCTTGCAGCCAAACGAGGAGAGGATACAACGGATAGTGATAGTGATAATGATATATTCTTTGTAGGAGCATCGGTTATCGGAGGGGAATATAAATTGATTAGAGGTGGAAACTATTCGATAACAGGAGTTATATCTCCTGAGAGTATGTTTAATGTGATGTATGCACCAAGATTTATGATTGAGGCGAATAAAAAATATATAGGTGTAAGTGCCTCTTTACTTGCATTCGCATCGTCCAATGGTAATAGTGATATCGTTATTAATGGTGTTGCTGAAACTGAGGATATCCCTATAAATGAATCAGACTTTACAATAGGTGAAGTCAGCGTGGAAACCGGTGATGTTGATGTTCCTGTAGACTTAAAAGGCTACATTTCTCTAACTCACCATGGAGAGGTTTATAAAGGTTATATAAGTAAGTCTGATTTCAATTATGGAAAATCGGAGACTGTTAAGTACATTTTAATAATAAAAAGTATCGAATAGCGGCAGTACGATTGTATATCAAATTTTAATTCGTATATTTGCAATATGTAGGTGAAGGAGCCTGCTTCTCAAAAAAGGACGTAAAGACATGGTTAAGATTGGCGACGTTTGCCCATTGTTCTTTAATCCAATAAAGGACAAGTTCGGGATTGAAGTAGATTATATACAGAAGTTTTATACAAGTGACAATATTCACTTGCAAATATTTGCTAATGCAGGCGAGAACGTATCAGCCACGCTTATCGATTTAATCAACGACATTTCCACCAGTATTAGTCTTTCGACATACAACCAGAATTCTGAGGTTGTGATGCATTATGCCATATTGACCGGATTACCTGACAGTGATTATAAGGTTAATGTAAATGGTCTCCTTTCCGAACCTTTCTGCGTATCTTCTTTCTCTGATTTATTGGAAAGGACAAGTCTTATCAGATATTCCCATAAAGATAATAACTCGGTTTTCAATAATATCTTTTGGATTGGAGATACACAGATTATATTTGATTGGCGTGTTGAGGCGGGATTTAAGCCCAATGGTTACACTCCTAAACTGGAGAATGAGCAATATCGCAATCAATGGCAGGAAATCAAAAATCTATATTCCATCCCTTATGATTCATATGTGTTTACTATTGGTGATGCTTGTGGAGTTCCTTACTGGTATGGTCGGCATCTGAATCGAATTTTATGCCTATCTGAGTTTACCATAGAACATACCAGCTTTGTACGTTCTGAAAATTCTGTGCCGGAAATGTCCCAAGTTATCGAGGATAGTCAGTTGTTTAATCTGTCTATAACTTTAGAGCCTCAGGAAAACAGCATTGATGGCATAGGGGGAAGGCCGGAGTCTGAATCTTCCAGTTCTATTGTAGGATTTGTTATTACCAATCCCAAGGATGGAGAGATGCTGCAATATAGCAAAGAAGATGCTGCTTTTGTTAATGTTGATTATGTTGGTGTGTGATGAAAAAGAGAGTAAGTAAAATATTGTGGTATGGAAGCGATGTAAATCCTGATGGAAGTCCTATTATACCTGATGTGTCTCCCAATATAGAAAGAAATTTGGAAGGACTTAATGAGGGGGAAATATATATCCACAATGAAGATAGCAATCCTTTTATATTTATAAGAACTAATAAGAATCGAGTTGTTGCAATAGGAGGGGCAAACTTGGATGAGCTATTCAAGATCTTTCTTCGTAAGGACAAATCAGATTCCACTAATTATTTGCTAAGGTTATTAGGAGGTGCTACCATAGAAAAAGGGTTGGTGGTTCGAATCCCCAAACAGACACCAGCCACATCACAGAGTGGTATTGTCGAAGAGGATGAGAATTTAATCATTGAAGAAGATGAAGATGCAGTGATGGAAATAGCGGAATCCTCCGAAGAACTTTCTTTTGGAGAGCTTAGCAACGTTAATTCCTCTGTTGATACTGCTCCGGTAGGTTCTCTTCCGGTTAAGGGTGAAAATGAGTGGAGTTATGTGGCACCATCCTTGTTTTCGGGAAGCATAGATGAAGATAACATGCTTATTCCTGTCTTTGATAAGAGGATTCAACAAATGGTATTTGTGCCTATATCTGTTATTAAAGGTGGTGTAACACCTCCGTCATCCGGTTTCCCGTATACTTTCTCATTTGCATTGGTTTAACGTAAAAAATAAAAAATATGGCAAATATAAATATTCCTACTAAAAATACAGGCGATACACTTTCTGCCAGTGAATTTAACGAAGTAGTCAGCGCAGTGAATTCTAAACAGGATAGTATAGCAGGTAAAGGACTGTCAACGAATGACTATACCAATACGGAAAAGCAGAATCTGGCACAGCTCCTTACAAGAGTTGATTATCTTGAAGGGATATCGGGCGCTTCCGGTGGTATCTGGATTTCTGACGAAGAAAAAGTAATCGGTTCTTATTCATTCAAGGGAGAAGAACATGATATCTATTCTTGTACTGTATCATTATCTGAACCTCCCACTTCTGTAGGGGCCGAAAAGGAGTACACCGTAAGCGAATCTCCGTTGGGTAATAATATGTATTTAGCAGCTAAAAACATAACAGTCAAGGATACAGATGGTAAGTTTTATCCAGGAGCGATTGACGTTAGTCAGATGTATGTGACAGAAAATTTTGAGACAAAATTATCTGTGATATGTAAGTCAGTTTTGCCATCCGGTTCAACCTTGATGCTGACCCTTGAATATCTTAAACTTGCAGGAGAGATTATCGAATTTAGCATTGATCTTCCTTCCGGCGTTAGTGCGGATGATGTGAACCTAAATTTTGCGCCTTTGAAATATGACAAGCATTTCGCATTTACATATACAGCGGATGATTCCGTGGAGGGAGCCTATGCGCGTATCTGGCGAAGAATCAATCAAAAATGGATTGATGATACTGAGTTTTTCCATCTTGGCAACACACCGACGACCGGCTATATACCTGAATATCCACTCGTATATACTGACGGCTGCGGTAATGATCGCCGTTTTGGTTTTAGCATTGCATTATGGCCAACGTGGGGTAACGAATATAATCCGGATGGACTTATAAAGGACAGCAGTACTAACAGCATATATATAACCTGGAATGAGCTTGACTTGATAAAGGATTGGGGCGTTTCCATGCTCTACCACAATGTTGACGAAAGAGTATATGATAAGGATAATGCCGATGATATTGAAAAAGGCTTTGTGGCCGATTACAATAAGGTTCTTGAGAAAATAAACCGTCGCATGAAAATAATGGGACTCCCCGACGGTAATGCCGCCTACGTAACTGCGGCAGATAAATCCCCTTTAATTGATTTCTATCGCAGTTCATTACATCACCTGGAATTCATTTACCTGAAATCTACAGGTTCTTTATTCAAAAAAAGGACCTACGGCGGAACCAATTCTTCCGTTAATGATGTAAAGCTGGAAGAACTGGCTGAACAACATACAAGCGATAACCCCTACTGGGTAGGTATAACGACCCACCGCGTGGACCTTTCCCGGATAGAGCTATTGGAAACTATCTATTCATTATATGGAAAGGGTGGTGACGATAGCCTTTGGGTTGCTTCCTGGGATGAGGTCTACGAATATATACAGATGAGGTTGAATTCAATCGTTAAAAAAGTAGTAAGCGACAATACTGTCACATGGAAAATATTAGTTCCATTTTCTAAGAACTATTATTTTAAGGACTTGTCATTCCTGATATCAGGAACTACTTCCGTGGATGCGTTCACGGTTTCCGACAAGATATTCGGATATAGCTATGCGGCTCATGGTTCAGGAATGCTTGTAAATGTGAATTTCAACGAGTTGCTCCTGGATTGTGCTGAGAAATATACGTCAAAATTTGAAAGTACGTTATCCGAGGATGATAAGACTGATGCATATTATTTTGTAAATCAATTAAAAGATACTTTAAAAGCTCCGTTTGTCGCACGGTTATCCGCAAATGAGACCGCTCCGGTTTTAAATTCGATATTAATCAATGATGGTGTAACGGTGACTTACGAACAGTTGGTATCTATCACTCTTAACATGACTGGCGGACTTACTCATTATAAAGTTGGAGAGACTGCCGATTTAACCGATGTATCCTGGATTGCCGGTACATCGAAGATTTTTTCTTATGAGCTTTCAGCCGGTTATGCATCTAAAACGGTATATGTACAGGTTAAGAATGATTATGGAACGTCAGAAATCAAATCTTCCTCCATCTTGTATTCTGACCGTCCGGCCGTATCTTACACAGTAACAGGAAAGGCGAATAACGATGCGTACGGTACTGTGACACCAGCCGTTCAGGATGTTGCCGAGGGAGGCCAGGCAAGCGTTAACGCGCAGGCTAATGATGGCTATGTTATCGGTAGTTGGAGTGGCGCAGATACGAGTACCGGTGTAGGGACTACGAGCGGAACGGCGACCGTCAATAATGTTCAAGGCAATAAAACGATAACTTGTAATTTCCAGGAAGAAGGTGGAAGTGGCACTGCCGGAAAAACAATCGTTTCATTTGCTCAGCTTGCCAATAATATATCTTATGATACGGTTAATGGTGAGATTATAAATTACATGTCAATTGTACAAGGAACTAACTATACAACCAATATATTGAAGGATTCCGGCGGAAACGAAGTAGGTAATTACTTAAAGAGAAGAGATGATTATCCAGGTGAGATAAATGTGGACCGGTCTGCTATTAATACAGATGTACGCCAACCTGATGTGGACGATAGCGGCGTATATCCCGCCAAGTATATTAGTAGGTATAATTCCGGTAGCAGTACCAGCTCCGGTTTAAAGGTCATGCTTCGATTCCAGGCATTTGCCGCAGGTACTTATAAAGTAAGAATATTGCCTTCTTGTGACAGAGATCTTCCGTCAGACCAATTTCCGTCGGTATTCTATTCGGCTAACAATGTGGAAGTAAATATAGACTTTAGCCCGTTGAACAACATGACTCAGTTCGTTGAGATTGATAACGTAACTGTTGGTAGCGATGGCTTATTGGATGTGTATTTCTGGAACACTTTAGGTGTGAACTATGTGCCTGGAGTTAATTTGATTGAAATAATAAAATTATAGTTATGGCTATATTAAGTACAGCAAAGATTGTAGGTATGCTTGCTTCGGCAAAGAAAACTGGTAAGCAAATCTTGAATGCTGCCGGAGAATATGTGGCAGAAGTGGTAGAAGATTTCATGTCCGGCTTCGCAGGTCACGGATGGAAAATATGGGAGTATGTATCGGGAAAATGGAAGCTTGAAATAGATTCTATTGTTGTGCGTGAAACGATGACGGTTTTTGAACTCTTAATCCAGAAGATACGTGCTGTAAAAGGAGCTCTTGGAATCACTCAGGCAAACGGTAAGATAAAGAGTGCCATATTGGATGATGCAAAGCAAAATTGGCTCATTACTATTGAAGAAGATGAAATGTCCTTCGTCGCTCATGATATCATTCGTTGTCAGAATTGGCAAAATGGAACATTAAAAGGTTATTGGGTAGAGATATCGGAAATTCGCAAGATAGATGGTGTTGATACGATTGTAATTCCTGTCAGTGAATTTTCCGGAAGTATTGATTATATAGATGGCATGGAAGCAGTAGTCTCCGGATTATCAGATATGTCTATACCAACTGAAGGTGATGAAATTATACAGTTTGGTAATACTATTAATATAAATCGACAATCAGCTATCTATCTTCATGCGGACGAAGGCGGACAACCCGCCATTGACATTCTCTTTGGCATTAATAGTAAAAGTTTTGCCGGCTGCGTAAAAATGCGTATCGGTGGTGATATACCCGGTGCAAATGGTTTGAAAGGCTTCTATTGCGAGAATGGCTTGATTAAAGGAACAGATAGCAGCGGACATACAGTTTATTGTATCTATCCTGATGGAACAGCTGAATTTGGCGACGGTTCCGCCCGGTTTGCAACGGATAAATCCGGATATATTGCCGGTGGTGCAATCTCATGGAAATGGGATGACGAAAAAAACAAATTTGTCTGCACAATGGGAGATGTGATTCTAGGCTGGGATAATCTTTCCCCTGAAGCTAAGGAAAACCTAAAGGGAGATGCAGGAACCGGTATTGAATCAGTTGATGTTGAATATGCAAAAAATTCATCCGGCACTGAAGCTCCTACCTTGGGTTGGCAGACTACGGCACCATCGTGGGAAAATGGAAAATATATATGGTCAAGAACCAGGATAACACTTACTGATGGGACTATTAGTTATACTGAGGCGGCGTGCATCAGTGGTGGAAAGGGAATTTCCTCGATAGTAGAACAATATTATCTTTCCAGTTCTTCCTCCAGTCTGGCGGATGGAGATTGGAGTACTGAAAGACCTGCCTGGAAAAATGGTTGGTACGTCTGGACGCGTTCAGTCATAACATATACGGATGGTACGAGCACAACAACAGAGGCTGTATGTGTAACTGGAGAAAAGGGACAGAATGGTGCTGACGGAGTTAATGGCAAGGATGGAACATCAATAGTGTGGCAAGGCAGCTTTGTCTCGCATCCTGCTAATCCTCAAAATGGCTGGGCTTATAGAAATACTACGGATGGCAAGAGTTACGTCTATCAGGATGGCGTATGGTATCAAATGACTATTGACGGTGTAGATGGTGCTAATGGTAAAGATGGCACCAATGGATTATCAATTGTGTGGAAAGGTGACTTGTCTACTCCCCCTGCGAATCCCGAGATAAACTGGGTATATCGGGATATTGACAATGGAAAGGTTTATATTTACACAGGAACTGCCTGGGCTTTAATGGTAGCAGACGGAAATGACGGAGCTTCTGGTGCTGATGGTTCTGATGGTTTATCCGTGTTTATTACATATCACGATGGCGAGTCACAACCGGAAGTACCCACAGAAGATGGTACTTTAAACGGATGGCATACCAACGCTACAGATTCGGTCGTATGGATGTCTCAGAAGGTAGCGGAAAGCGCGTCTTCCGGTAGTTGGGGAAATCCCATTAAAATAAAAGGGGATAAAGGTGAAGATGGTGCGGATGGCCAAGATGCTGTAATGTTTGCGATAGAATTTTATATGAACGGTATCCGCGTTAGCGATATTCCGTGCGATATACATGGTACTTCAATTTCCGGCAATACTGTTATAGCTAAGTTGCTTCGTATAAGTGGAAGCAGTAAGGAAGATTATACTCCTGACAGGTGGCGTGTATCTTATTTAAAAGAAGGTGTTGAAGTGCTTTCCATTCAGCCCTTGGAATCGCTCAACTTTATAAATATATCCCTCGAGAAATCATTGGAATATGACAGTATTGCGGTAATGGCCTATGAACGGTCAATTCCTGATTATGTCTTGATTACCGAAGCTTCAATATCTAAGGTGATGGCAAATGTTCCAGATTGGTTAATAGGTTGGGATACAAACAAGGTGCAAATTGGTAGTAATTATATGATATCTCCAAAGCTGTTTACGGGTAAGAACACCGGAACTGCCGAAGAACCGATATTGACAGGTATTGTGCAGGGAGATAAGTGCATTACCATTAATGGTGTTGAGAGGTCTGGTATCTTTGCTCTTGTTAATAATGAGGTAATGTTTGAGCTTGATCCAGAGAGCCAAAAATATAAATTCAACGGTGAGGTAAATGCGACAAGTGGAGTCTTTAAGAATATTCAATCTCCCAATGGCTCTTTCAATATCGATGAAGTCGGAAATATATCAATTATAGGCAAAATTTCAACATCACTAAATGATACTCGTATAGAAATTGATCCAGACACCAATAGTCTTTCTATGTATAATCAAGACAACAATGAAGTTGGACGTATATTCTTCGTTGAAGAAGACTGGACGGAAGGTAAAAATTACTATCCCAAAATCAGGCTGAGAACCTATCATAATGATGTATTAAACGCGGAAATGAATATATCAAGTGCTGTAATTTCGTCATCCACTAATATGGGGGATGATAATTATTTCTTTTATATTGATCCACGATCTGGATTAAGATTTTATAAAAATGATGTTTTGACAAATACTTACCCAGCTTCATGAAAAAATCCCGTCTGACTCTCACGAGCCGGACGAGATTGTGAGCGAGATAGTGTCCTAACTATCCTAATTGCAAAGATAAGATTAATTTTATAAAATTAAAAGTAATGGATACGGAAGTTGTAAATGCGGCTCTTCAGACGGGAAGGGGTATTAGTGAGTTTGGAATGATGGCTATCACGGCAGGCTTTTTTCTTGTATTATCCGCTTTAATGTGGATTGCTTGCTTTCGGTGGTTTATGAGTATTATTAACGGTATATTATCAGCCCAGGGAGCAAATTGGCAGGAATTAAAAAGGCAAATGATTGAAAATAACCACATAATGACACGTATAGCCGAAGGATTACAACCGGAAACACAGTTAAGAGTTAAAACTCTATCTAATCTTCTTTTTGATCTTTCGGTAGAAAGGGTGTGTCGTATTATAAAGAAGATAAGAGAAGAGAATCATATAGTAGATAAGGAGAATACCATTAAGAAGATACGGACTTTGCTAACGAACATACACGAAGATCGTAATAGTAAACTTGATTGCTTTACCTATCATGGCAATAAATTGTCTGATTATACGGACAGGAAATGGATTGATCAGGTGGCAAAGGTGGTAGAGGCTGAAATATACAATGTAGAAGGTCCTAACAATGGGCGTGCCTATACAAACATTGAATCAGTTTATGCTAATATTAGATTAGAATTTTATCACAATTTAAACGAAAGATAATATGGCAAATGTTGAAAAACTGGCACCTCTAATCCTAAAGTGGGAGGGAGGTTTCGTAAATGACCCTGACGATTTGGGTGGGGCTACCAATATGGGAGTGACTATCGGTGCATGGAAATCGTGCGGCTATGACAAGGACGGTGACGGTGACATAGATGTAGATGACCTGCATTTGCTTACTCGAGAGGATGTCATTAACCGGGTACTCAAGCCGCATTACTGGGATAGGTGGAAGGCTGATTTGATACAGAATCAACCTTTAGCGAATATCCTTGTCGACTGGGTATGGGCTTCCGGTGCTCACGGAATCAAGATTCCGCAAAGGCTTCTTGGGGTTACTGTGGATGGGATTGTTGGCCCTAAAACGATTGCTGCCGTTAATTCACGTAATCCTCGTGAATTGTTTGACCTTATCAAGATAGCTCGGTTTGATTTCATTGAGGATATATGTCGAAAGCGCCCGGTTAACAACAAGTTCAAAAGAGGGTGGTTAAATCGAATCAATGATTTCATCTTTGAGCTATAAAAAACGGCAATGTACTATCACAGCGGAAGGCCGTTCAAAAGAGTTTATATGAACCTTATAGTAACACTAATAAAAAGAAAATGTTCATGAGTAATCTTAAAGAAATGATTAGACTCTCAATAATAGGTTTTATTGCCTTGCTTGTGATGGGAATTGTGATGTCGCTTTATTCCTGTGGGAGTCATAAATCTACCGTCATGAAAGAGACTTTCGTTCAAAGAGAGGATAGTACTAAACAGAGTATTGATTTGGGATTCACTGCTATACAGGATATTTCGAACTTCTTTCACTCTACAACTAATCGGAGGATAAACTGGCGGTTCTATGATACTAGCAAGCCAATAGATTCTAAAACAGGGAAGCATCCGCTTTTAGCTGAAGGCGATACTGAAGAAAACAATAAGATCGAGCAAGAAACTAATGTTATATCCGCAGACAGTTTTTCTTTGCAATCCGATAGCTCATCGTCTTCCTGGAGTCAGGAAAACGATAGGCAGGAACAGGAGAAGCAGAAAGATGAAACAACAGTACCTAAACAGATTTCCGGTGTAATATGGGCGTCGGCTACATTGTTGCTATTGATGATTGCAGCATGGATAATCTATAAAACAAGGAAAGGAGGTTAATATGATTTAACTCATTGATTATTAGAGATGAGTAGAAGCATCTCGCAGTACATTAACAAATACTCTCTTTTAGAGGGCTTAGAGATAAAAGAAAGCCCGTCCCTTGCCACGTCTGGTAAACCACAAGGGACAACAGTCACAATCCAATGCTGTTTTGGGCTTTCAGTCCTCACTAAACAAGCGGGTTGTGACTATTGTTTTTAATAACTTTATGTTTTATAACAGATATGAAAACAAAAGATTTATACCAGACGATAAATGCCATGGTGCGTAAACACACAGGCATTGAAATGCCATCATTGATTTTTAGCAATAAAGAAGAGTGTGTAGATGCTCGATATATCCTCGTTTATTTTCTTGCCCAGTTTCTTACCGATGATGAAATATCGAGGCATACCAACCTTAAAAGACAGTCAATAAATCATATACGCAATAATTTTGAGTGTAAATTACAGAAATGGAGTGTAAAAAACTGTACGAGTGAAATTAGCAAAGAACTCGCAGAGAACTCGCAGATAAGCAATATGTTAGCATAGCCATTATAAGGTTATTTGTATCGCAATGCTATTGCATTGTCTTGTAACATACAAATAACATATTTTTATGGAAGCTGAAGTAAAAGAAGTAATCAAGGAGAAGGAGTATGTACACGGAGATCGTGACTACTACGATTATGACCGCGACCGTTTTGCATCGAAAGGTGTAGCCGGGGCTGGATTAGGTCTAGGCATAGCCGGCACAGCGCTCGGTTTGTGGGCATTGTCTCGTAGAGGTGGTTTCGGTTTTGGTGGCGGTATGCCCGAAAACGTGAACATCAACACTGTAAGCGATGCAATTGCGGGCCGTTCTGCTGCTGCTCCCACTGCTTTTCAGGCATGGGAAAAGGGTTGTTCTGAAGCTCTTGCATTGACTAATGCAATGTGGGGTCTGAAAGTGAACACTCAGGAACAGATGTACGCTCATCGTGATGTTGACATCAACGAGAAATTCCAATTATGGAAATCTCAAGTAGATGCTGACTTTGGTCTGTACAAGTCTCAGATAGACGGTGACTTCGGTCTGTACAAATCACAACGTGATCTTTACGACGTACTGAACGAGCGTTATAGCGCCAAGTTCTGTGACCTTGACAAGAAGGTTGCCGTTCTGGAAGCCACTCGCCCGTATCAAGATCGTTTGATCCAGTGCGAAATCGACAGAGCATTTACTGCCTCTATCAACTACACTGATCGTAAGACTTGCCGCGCCATCTACGGTGTTGTAGGATTGCCGTCTACTCCTACAGTTACAGTTCTGGAGGGTGCAAACCCTTTCGGATGCAACTGTCCAGGTACAGTAACGCCAACTCCGACAGCGTAAAGAGCGCAAAGAAACGCAAAAAGCGTTAGTGGTAAGCCCCCTCCGGGGGGTGAACCACTTTCTTTTTTTACTAACCACTAACTAACAAGCAATATGAATTTCGGAGATCCACTATTACAACAAAGGGACTTTTCTCTCCCGGAACTTGAAAAGGAACAGGAAGTAATGCAGCAGAAGATTGCTGACATGAAGAGGACCTATCAGCAACCATCGCAACCGATTACTCCAGTCTGGGATGAGATAGACCGTATCACTTCTTCATTGAGCGACAAGGAATTTGATTTCCTGCAAAATAATCAGGAGTTCCAAGAAAGCAGCATCAATATCCAGCAGATACTTCAGCGCGAATATATGCGCATCATGCGTCCGATTGTAGAGAACAATACTAAGGACGGAAAGGATGCTCTTGATAAGCACCTTACGCTTTTGAAGCGAATTCAAAAAACTGCCAAAGACGAAGCCAACAAGAAGGAAGCACTGATGAATGAATACATTATGCAATACTCTCATCTTACTTGGCAGGAATTTATTGATATGAAGAATGGCAAACAGCCGGTTCCCAAAACTCCTAAAAAATAAATAGTATGGAAGCAAAAGAGAAATTATTAGATTTTAAAGATAAAGCTATTAATTCTTTAGAAACATGGGTCGATGGCCGGATTGATGATTTTGTGACACAGAACCCGAATTTGAAAACGGCTTCTATCTACATGAAGCGTGGAGCCAAAAACTATTTGGCACGTGAGCGAGGAAAGATTGAGAATACAATTGATAATGCTGCATTATTTATTTGTGATGAAGAGGGAAATATTGACGCGGACATGCTATTTAAAGACATGATGACCATGTTCCGAGAAATGGAAGAAACCACGTTTGGCAAGGGATTCTTGCAGGGAACTATTGGAAAAGGCGTGGTTCGCTTTAAATTACCGAATAATCCGGTTTTCAATCTTATGTTCGGCAATACTGGAGCGATAAAGATAACCGAGGCGGATTTCCTTGAATTGAAAGAACTTTTTAACGCATAATTATTATGGATTACAAGAATATGCTAATCGCCGCAAGAAATGCAGGCGTAGCAACAGAAAAGATAATGTGGCAAAGTGTGGATGGCTTAAACGAAATGCTTTGCAAAATGAAAGAGGAACATCCGGAAATGTTCTGGAAGTTCATGCGTGAACAACATGGTATCATGTATGGAAACCATTATGATGAAGGATTTGCCATGCATGATGTGTCTATGATCCGGTATACAGACAGGGCTGGCAAAAAATGCGAAGGCGGATATTGGACGCTTGAACAGATAGAATCGGTAACCAAAGGTATGACTTTCCCCTCGGGGACAACGAAATGGGACAAGTATGTAGCTTTTAACGGATTTTATGCCGATACATGTACAGTTCTCGATGATGAGTTAATCATTAAGACTGCACATAAATTTTATTTTGCTGATGAGGATGCTCCTCCGGGTAAGATATGGTTGTATATGGAAGCAATGTATGAAGGAAAGTAAGGTTGATATATTGCTGGATCAGGCAGATTTCGCATTTTACTGTGATTTCTGCCTGATATTTAGGATTCTTCAATGGAATGTTTTTTAGAACGTTTTGAGAAGATCCTATATTGGATAATACCTATTGCTGTATTGGCGAAGGGTTTATCCGTGTGCGTATAGCCAATTTTTTATCGATTTCCCTAGCCCACATCGAAGCGTTATAGATAGAGGCTGCATATAATTTTAATTCCTTACTACTTTTAAGAAAATCTACTTTCAATGCCGCTTTTAATGAATCAGCATATAAGTTCTGATCTATTTTTATTTCCATAATATAAATTTTATTTTCAAAAAAATATCCCCAAACATCAAAGACATTTGGGGATGCATATCATTTAAAAAAGTATTCTTCTCTTCATAAATCGTTCAATTCATATTCATACCTTCGGAAGTACCTTCCATCTTTAGTCATAACAGCATAAGTTATAAACGATACGTCCGAGTTGTTTAAAGTCTCTACGGCAATTACTTCTGCCTCTAACAGGTCTCCATTCTTAGTGAACTTGACCTTGTCACCAATATTAAATTTAGTCTCTATTTTCATATTGATTAGTTTTATTAGTTAAACTTCGGTATTGGCATCCAATGAGTATTATACTCTAAATGATTCTTTTACTTTTTTCAATGCATCTATCAGTTCGTCTACCTGCTTTTCATTGAAAAAGTCCACGTATGCTTCTGAATCGTCTTCAAAAGGCTCATCCTCACTGTCATATATCTGCATTTGAGCACTGGATGGGAACATTTTACTTTCGGATTTCGTATAGCCCAATAATGCTATATGTTTGGCATAGCCAACACGTACTATTTCTTTTACTTCTTTACTCATATTTTCATGTTTTACGCTATTTGAATATTCCTAATTCTTTCTCTAACCTATTTTCAGCTATACTCACATAATTTGGATTCAATTCAAATCCTATATAATTTCGATTCAGCTTTCTCGCAACGATGGCCGTAGTTCCAGAACCCATAAATGGGTCAAGAACAATTCCACCTTCAGGACATCCGGCTTTGATACAATCCATTATTAGTTTTTCTGGAAAAGTTGCAAAGTGAGCTTCTCTTAAAGGTTGGGTAGCAACAGTCCACACCGAACGCTTATTTCTTGTTAGATAGTCATTACGAATTAGTCCTTGCATCTTTGTGCGTCCGGGAGTATTATTCAGTTTAGTGGCATCCCTGTCTCTAATTACAGTATCAAAGGAGGAAGTAGGTTCGGCAATAGATTCATTATCAAAATAATATTTTTTATTCTTACTCAACAGGAAGATGTATTCATGCGATTTAGTACATCTGTCCTTTACAGATTCGGGCATTACACTGGGTTTGCTCCAAATAATATCTTGACGCAAATACCATCCATCAGAACGCAGAGAAAAAGCAAGCATCCAGGGAATACCTATTAAATCTTTAGATTTGCATCCTGTACATTGCTTTACCAAAGTAGCCTTTCCAAGTGTCCCCCGGTTTGTTCCTTGCTTGTAATTCATGGCATTGTCAGGGTAACCAGCAGCTCTCTTCATAGAACCGGCATAACTATCTCCTATGTTAAGCCATAATGTGCCATCTTTAGTTAAAACCCGGTTTACCTCCCGGAATACATCGACCAACTTCTGAATATATTCTTCCGGGGTTTTCTCAAGTCCGATCTGTGAATCGTTACCATAATCTCTCAATCCATAATAAGGAGGAGATGTTACACAACAATGGATGCTATTGTCTGGAAGGGACTTTAATCCTTGCAAACATTCAGAATTATATATTTGATTTATATTCATTACCAAATTGTTTTGAGCCTAATTAGGCTACATCATTAATACTAATTTCTCCTTTCAAAACTCGCTCTACCTGCCTATCAAGTATTTCCTGAAACTCTATCTGGCAGATAAGAGAGCAATCCGGTATAATCTCTTCCACGGGATCGCCCCGCCATGTCGGTAGCTCATCCAAGAAGATACGCCCGTTTTTGTCCTTTAGGCACGTAGCACCAACATTACGCTCAATCTGTGCCATTTGATTGAAGACTTCCGGGAAGTCCTTGCGTATCTTATTCCAGTAGCCCATACCACCCTTCACACAACCTATACAGTTATTGTTATTATAGCCCATTGAGTACATGACAGGCTGTTTGATTCCGGCTTTCAAAAGCATCCCCATAGCATCCGGTTTTGTGATCTGCTTTTCAATAAGTGGGAATAGCGGCTTTGTGTCCGGGTACTGCTGCTTTAATCGAATAGCCCGGTTTATTTCTTTCGGGTCATAATCAAATCCCCAAACTTGACCGTCCCAAGAACCAAGCTCCTTTTCCAACTTGTAACGGACCTGTTTCTTCAATTCAAATGTACAGGCGGCGCCAGTTGGACCATTGATGTATCGTTTCTTGATTAATACATCTTCTACATTGGCATACTTATCACTTTGTATGGTATGAATAGGCTGTCCGTACCATTTCTCACAATCAGAGAGAAAGCGAGCGTTGTCTGGGTGGCCTGAACCGGTTTCAATATAATAGAGATGCACATCATCGTACAGACTCAACGCTATCTTACAAGCGACTGCGGATGTTACACCGCATGAGAACCACGATATTATCATTTGATTCCTTTTTATTTAGTTACGAGTTAGTCGATTCTTCTGTTTTCGCCTTATTATATCCAGCTCTATATGCGTTCATTACTAACCTTCGAACTTCCATTCGATCAATAAATTCAGGTTGAGGATCACAAACTCTCTTAGAATGAGCTATTGACAATATTGTTACTGTTTTCTTCTTCATTACTATTTAGTTATTAGTTAATCTATTAATTCAAACTCATATACCCACACATACGGGTTAATATTCCAAGTTCCTTTGCCGGATACTTCATCAATCAAATTCAGAAAAGCATCTTTTGCAGTATCATATTCTTTATACTGACCATAAGGGCAATTATGTTTCGTAACTCCTAAGTACCAATAATATCTTCCCCATTCTCCGGACGCATCTTTATGTATGGTCTTCTTTATCCCTTCTTTCAAACAATCCTCTTCTGATATGTCCTGCAACCGTTCCGCTTTTACGTTGGTAATGCGGATGTGATGTTGCATTAGGTCTGCCTTTACAAACATCTTGTTATTCCAACCTTTACTATTCTTCATAGAAGTAGTAAACATATCCATTGTTTCAAGTCCTATTTCATGGTACATAGTTTCATAGCTTTGCGCAATGGCAACCACTTCACCAATCACATATTTTGGATAAAAAGTCATGCGAACATTCTTATTTGAGTCACACCACTGGATAACATGTCCAGCACGCTGCGTATCATAAATCCGTATCGTATCGTCCGGCATGTAGAGATATTGCAGTTTCTTAGGAATGTAAAACTGTCTTCTGGTCATGGTCTTTGTACCATTCAATACGGCTGTCTCTAAGCCGAATTTTTCGTTAAAAAGTATTTTCTGCATGCTTTAGTCTCCTTTATTTTTAATTCGTTCTAAAACGTCTCTGTTGGCTTCGAGGATATCCTCGAAAGATGGTACTTTCATCCAATGGGTTACTTCTACGAGTTCGCCACATACAAACAAGTCTTTTCGAGGTTTTCCATCCTTTGAAGAGTGCATATATCCCACATCCGGTATATTCTTAACACCACGAGAATCAATACCTAACAGGAATAAATCTTCATCCGAACATGACGGTAATTCTTCGTCCACACTTATGAACGGAGATTTCCATGCTTTCCATTCTGCACCAGCTATAAACCTTTGGTAAAATGCAGGATAGGCGCTACCGCTACTCCTGCTTTCAGCATAAGAATGTGCTGCTTCTTCTAATATTTGTTTCATATCTATACTGTTATGAATATCTTAATAATAATTTTACTTTCAGTTCTTGCGCTTGCTTTGCAGAACCACGCCAAGGCAGACACCCATCATATACGGTAGCCCATGGCAAATACCATGCTCGTTTTACTTCTACTTCGTAGTATCCGATAGTTGCTTGTACAATTCTTACTTTTATCATTCCTCTAATAAATACTTTATTAAACTATCCTTATCTCTAAAAAGTCTTTTATCCCATTGTGGATAATTGTTTCTGGGGACACTTAATCCGTCAGAAAGCTTATAAACCATCAAAAAACTACTATCCGTATAAGATATTTCAATGGATATTTTGCTGATAGTGGAATGATAAATATTGTCTCCACTTAGATAGCATACACTATCACCTACATTAAACTCTGTATCAATATTCATGTTTGATTAATTTAAATTATTCAATTTCACAGATATAACCATTCTCACGCATATAATCTGAAATATCGTCTTTGGATATGGAATCCAGTAATTTAGTAGAATCTCTTTCATCGACTTCTGCTGTTACTCTGACATATCCATTTCCAGCCATACTTGTCTCTATCTGAACGCTTGTCGCATCCACATCTATTGATATTGTTTTCATATTGTACTTTTTAGAACTATTTATTTCTGATCTGAAGAAATCCACGCTTAGCACATTCCCTGAGAAGCTCCATATCCTCATCCTTGATGTTACAGGGAGTTTCTCCGTTTACTGTGGTGTAATCGGGAATGTTAAACCTGTCTCTGATTTTCTTCTTAATTCTTGAAATGTCTTTGGGATCAAGATGTTTGGTGTCCCAGTAAATAGTAACTTTCATTTTCTTAGACTTTCTCCAATAAATTTGACTCGTGTTGTAATCGCAACCAATCTGTCCATTGTCCGTTCCCCGTACTTTTGAGAGATTTCCTCAAGAGATAAATTAGTAGTCAATATCAAGAGTTTTCCCCGCTTTTCTGCTTCATCAACTATTTCACAAAAAGCAATCCTTCTCTCTCCGAATTTTACGCTCAGATTCTCTGTTCCAATATCGTCGATATAGATGATATGTTTAGCTTTCACGGCATCTATATTAGCATTCATTTGCTGCGCATCGTAACAGGAGACTATCTTTCGGCAGTAATGATTCAGTAGCAAAGGAATAATTTTCCAACAGATAAGGGATTTTCCGCGTCCACAGTTACCATGACAGAGAAGTCCACGCCCATTGTTACCAGAAAGCCATGTGGCTATTTCTTCGTATTCTGGTAACCATTCAGCATTTTCGGTGAAATAATTCAACCCGCGCCAAAGAATATTCTTAGCGTCTGGTATTGCTATATTCACCAGGTTGGGAATAGGGTTAAACCCTGTTTCTCTGAGACTGTCGATTGTTTTCTTGAAGTCTATTTTTTCCATCTTTCCTCCCATTTTCTTTCTTGTGGCGAATTGTATTTATCAGGGGAATTGTCTTTAAGAACCAAGCCAATATCGGTAGTAGATTTAACGCAAATACCGTTCTTATCTCTCTTCCATTGCTCATATTCACGCGGTGTACTATCAAACACGACACCGGCCCATCCTGATTCAATGGCTCTATAAATTTGCTTGATAGCAAATTCCTCATCGTACTTTCCTAATTTGTCTAAGGATAGTTGTAGGGCATGATTTATTTTCTTTTTCCATTTTGGAGTAGCGCATAAATCATTCCATGCTGCCATAAATGCTTCTGAAGTGAAAGGATATACCAAAGGCTTATCTCTGCTACTTGTTAGAGGCGTTCGCCTCTTACTCTTTGGCGGATTTTTAGCTTCAGTTGGAGAATCTTTATTCTCTTCCTCTTTTGCATCTACGTTAGTAGATGTTTTATCTATATCTGATTTATCAGATACATTATCATATAACATTATAGGGGTTTCTTTGGGGTTATTTAGGGGTTTTGTTGGGGTTTCTTTGGGGTTATTTTTTTTAGGTCTTCCACCAAGATGTCCATATTCAGCTCCCTTTTTCCCATTTTCAAACCTTTTTCTATTAGAGTCTATTTGAGGTTTTATTATTTCCAGCATAGCTTTCGTAATCGGCTTTAGATTATCAGTTGTTTCTCCGTATAAGCCATACTCAATTATGGCTGTGAGTACATCTCCCTGAATATCTCTCGGCAAATTCTTGATTGCTTCCAACCAGCTTTCATAAAACACAAAACTTGACCTTTTTTCGTTGCTCATTATACTGGCAGTATTTCAAACTCTATTCTTGGATTTATTTTATCTATAAATTTCTCCGCTACTATCTTCACACAATTACGGTCGTTCTTGATGGCTTTACATCCTTGCAGACAATCTAAAACGATTTTCATACAATTGTCAAGGTCTGGTCGCTGATTCTCGTAGAATACGCTCAGATGAAGCTCAAATAAACCTGAATAATTTCTATTACGATACTGGTTACATTGCAGATAGAAAGATTTCTCATACTCTTTTAAAGCTGATTGTTTAGCAAGGCTTCCATGACCTTTTAGAGTAATAACCTTGTAGCAATTTGATTTGCTGGGACATTTCCCATGAATGATTTGTTTCATAAGCCAAAATATCTATTAGCTGCCAACTCATCATGCTGGCATACTATGTTTACTAATTCAGTACAACTTCTTCGGAAATTACGGTTCCCGTCATATAAGTTGTGATGGTATCTACACATTGGAACTACATTCCATTCTTCAGTATAGTATTCAGGATAAAGTGAACGAGGCAACAGATGTGCCGGATCAACATCCGTCCGACCACACAAACAGCAATAAGGAGATAAATTTCTCTTTATCTTATCCATTTCTCTATTTAGTTTTGCCTGCTTATTACTTACTCTCTTCATATTCTCACGTTAAAGGCCCCGAAGCGTATTCTCCGGGGCGAAA